TACTTGATAGAACGAGGTTTCCATCCAGCAGACTTCCACTGTTCCGTCATACCATAGTCAAGGACACCATTGCCAGACAACTCATTCTTCATCTTCTTATCGATGAGATGAGCCACAGTCATTGCACCAATAGCATTCCTGCCTGCCCAGATAGCAGCAGCAGATTGGAGATCTTCCATACTACTGATACCATACTTCTGTACAGCAGACAAGTCTTTGGTAACCATAGCCCTACCAATATCAAGGAACTCTTTGTGAGCCATTCCAATGATAGGGATTTTCTTATAGTTATATGCAATACTGTTGACACCAGTAGTCATATAACGGTAAGCAATGCCAAGTTCAGGTACTTTATTAACTAGATCATCCATGTGCTTAAACACACCTTCAAGAGGTTTAGTCAGAGTAATCTCCTCATAACCTGCTTTCATGAATAGGTCTTGGTTAAAGTCAATGTTCCCCTCGGCATCCATGGTAGAGTCTAGGAAGTTCTTTTGTGCTGCCTCATAGTCTGCCTTATTGATAGGTTCGTACCATTTCTTGTTCTGCAACACTTCACGCATAGCAAGCTGTGAGGCACGATTCTTCGCCATTACTACACCAGCCATCTCATCAATGGTACTGAGAGCAGCAAATGGATAAGACATACCTTGCCACCTAGCAGCATCACGCATGAACTTCATCATCTGAGCATGTGCTTTTTCACCAATGTTACCGTTATCCATCTGGTACTTATGCCACATATCAAACAGAGCGTCCTTCTGTGGATCACCTTTTGGTGTATAACGGTTACCAATCTTGGCGATGTCTTTGTTCCACCAAGCATCTAAGTTCTTATTGAAGACACGCATGAAGTCAGACTTCATTTCCCTGACAAAGGACATCCCAGCAACAGCTTCTCTAGCTGTCTTCATGCCAGATCCATTGCGTTGGAATGCTTCTGAGATAATACCACCAAGTGCTTGACCAAGCATACGGTCACCACCAATCTCCACAGTACCCTTCAGAGCTTTGAACAAAGTCTTAGGGCTAGACAACTGTGAAGCCATAGTAAGTACATTAAAGTCACGAGCAAGCTGTGCTTGACCCTTCCCATACTTACCAAAGTCACCACGACGGAACTGACTATTTAAGTAAGCACCGATGTCACCATAGGAGTTGATGTCAGACTTAGCAAACAACTCAGCAGCTGCTTTAGCTGCGTCATCAGTAGGTTGATCTTTGATGTACCTCATGAATCCTTCAACGGATCCCTTTGCTTCTTCAGCAAACTGTGCGCTCTTCTCTGCTAGGTCAACCTTACCTTGTTTGTTACCAAGAGCACGGAACTGGTCAGACATCATGTACCTAGACCTACGAACATTGGCTAGACCCATGGTAAGGTACTGAGCAGCTTTGTGCATAGGACCATCAGTGTCCATAATATCAAACTTCTCACCCAGTTCAAGGGCAGCCATACCACGGTTACGGATAGCTTGGAATAGTTCAGCGTTGATTAGGTCAGCTACTAGGACATCATTTGCTGCCCAGTAACCTTCAGGACGAGAACCACCAGTAAATGCTTGACGCTCAAACTGTGCCTTCCAGAAGTCCTCTGGGTCTACACTAGCATCATACCTACCCATCTGTTGTTGGAACTCAGCGAAGATTTCTTTGTTCGCTTCATACCATTGGTTCTTAGAGGCTTTGGTTCTACCAACTACATCTTGATAGTACGCAGAGGTGTAGAGTTCTTGTGCCTTTGCATCCATCCACTCAGCGTCAATACCATTCTGAGTAGACATCCTCTCTGCCTGAGCAGGAGTAAAGTTGTAACCAATAGTACCTAGGTCTTCTGCATCATTGATCTGCCACTTACGGTTAGAGTATTGAACCTCAGTAGAACTACGTGAGTTGATACCACCTTGACCAGGGTCTGCCAAGTCTGGGTTCTTAGCCGCACGGAACGTACCCTCTGCGGTCTCCTGAGCCCCCTCTGCTACCTCATCGGTAATATCCCTCACCTCTACTTTATCAATGCCTTCAGGGAGACCACGCTGACCTTCTAGCTGGTACCCTGTACGGTACCTAGCCATGTCTTCATCGTACTCTACCTTAGCTTTCTCTACTCGTTGAATCTCAATGCTATCAGCATCTACTTCGCGGAAAGCTTTACCCCATAGAGCACCAATGAGTTCACCAGTACCCTCGAACGCCATGTTCTCAAGCACTGCTTTCATAGTCTTGGAGATAGGAGAGTCGTTAAACTGATCCTTCAGCCAAGGTACACTATCAGAGATAAGTAGTTTCTGTTTGTTAGTACCTACATCAGAACTCATGAGAGCTTCCAATGGAGCACCAACAGTTAGACGCCCTACAAGTGATGAAGGGGATGCAACTGCAGCGGCACCAACTTGAGTAGCAGTTTCAAAGGCAATCTGTGTTCCAGACTCCCACCAGTTCTTAGGTTTGTTCTCATCAATATAGGACTTAAAGGGGTCCCAATCAGGAGAGTACTCACCACCACCTTCTTCTTGTTTTGCTACCTCACCAGTGGCAAGGTCAAACATCCTCTCAGGCATTGTGAAGATACCATTCAAACCCCTTGCCATACCCACATTCAATGGGTTGTTTAGGTAGGATTTGTAGACATCCTTACCAATGTCTGTCGCTTTACCTACAGCATCTTTAAATTGATCAATGCCTGATTGACCTTCTTTAGCTGCTTCCTTTTCCTGCTGTTCCTTGATACGTTGTTCTTCAAGGAGTGCGGCTGCTCTACGTTGTTCCTCTGCATCAGCAAAGTCAATGTCTTGTTGTAGAGCATCTTGATCGATATAACTAGGATCAATCATTATCCGCCCCTCCTTACTCGTTGAACAGCAGCACGTTCAGCACCAGTGGCATAGTCACTAGGACCAACCCAAGGACTGATACCATTCCTTCTCATGTGATTCAAAGCAATAGCATCCTGTACGTCGGGTGTAAATTTAGTGTCAGGTGATAGTCCCATCAATTTAACTTCAGCGGCAAGAGTAGGTCCAATGAACTGATAGCGTCCCACAGCATGGAGACGACCTTGACGGATCCACTCAGCATTAGACATAGACCTAGGTGCCTGGAGACTCATGATTTCACCAAGAGTCATACTGGTTAGGTTCCTACCACCAAGTTTGTTGTAGTCACCAGAGAAGCCAACGACACCACGTCCACCTGCTACACCAATCTGGTTCACAGCATTGTAACCACCAACACTATCAGACTCATACTTACCAATGACATTCAGTGCTGTACGTTGGTCAGCAGTAAGATTCTTGTTGAGAGACGCAACACTAGGTGCATTCATGTTAGGTGTAAATGCACGTTCAGTCCGCTTAGGTGTGTTGTAGAAGTTAAGTAGTTCCTGTACAGCAGCATCTTGTTTCTTAACCATCTCTTCAACAGGTGCTGGTTTAACTTTGATACCTGCTTTAGCTAGTTGTGCTTGAGCAATATCATAAGCAGTCAGGTTCTTCTGTGACCTAGCAAGGTCAACATAAATAGCAGGGAAGCTACCTTCACCAGTTGCTAGTTTCTTCTGTGCCTTTGCCAGTTCATCTTTAGTACTGTAGAGCAAAGAGTCGTTGATAGAACTGGGGTTAGCTTTCAGAGTAGTCCTCAGTTCATTGAGACGCAACTCATAACCAGCAGCAGAGCGCTTAGGATCATACTGTGTTTCCTTAGTGAATGCACCAGGGTTCTTATCGATAATAGTCTGCATCCTACTTTCCACTTCATTCAAAGCACTACCGTAGTCTACATTACCATTAGCATCAGTAAACCTACCAGACCTAATCAGCTGTTGATACATCTGACTACCCTGACGGTTGATGTTATCTAAGGTACGATAGTAAGCTGAAGTGTTGCGTTGATTGCCATCCAAACCAGTCACATCATTAGCGAGACCAGTCATCCTATCCTTAAAGGACTTCTTATCTTCCTTGCTTTGACCAGCAAGTGGACTACTATCAGCCAACATCTTCTTGATTTCAGAGCTATTCCTAACAGCATTAGGAACATCTCGTAGGTCAGCTTCTACAATATAACCTTTCTCTTCGTAAATATCCTTCAGACGCACAAGTGCCTGCTCGACATCTGCCTCTTCATTGGTGATGTAATCATCTAAGAATTTAGGTGGTTCACCAAGACCATCCTTCCTCCAGTCTGCCTTCATCTTTGCGATGTCTGCATTAGAGAACCTACCACCTTGGGCAGCTAACTCTGCGGCTTTCAAATCAAACGAAACCTTGTACTCTTTCTGTTTTCCTTCCAGTTGTGCTGCGGAAACCTCTAGTTCAATACTCATGTTATCGGCAGTAGCTAACTTGAGGTTGTCAAGTTCCCGCTCTAGGACTTTCCCAAGCTTACGCTGGGAACCGTCATTCCAAGTAACAGTGTAATTTTCAAGAGCTTCAAGAGCTTCGGGTGTGAGTACTCGTTCATTTTTAGTTAGAAATTGGACAAGCTCTTCTCGCGCTTTAGCGGAAGGTACACCTTGACTGATGCGTGTCTGCCAAAAATCCCAGACAGCTTCACCCAAGTTACTTCCATCTTTCATACCAAGGTAGAGATTAGACTCTGCCTCAGTCCTGCGTTCCGAGCGGATAGCTTCACCCTGTGCGACTTCCCACTTCATATCTTCTTTAATCTGATGCTGACGCATAGACACAAAGAGATACTTGTTAAGAAGACCAGGGTTCATACCCATAGCCCCTGACTGTTGTAGGAACTGTTGCGTTACCTGTGCGGTACGAGCAGTCCGTTCCTCGGGGGTTGCAGCACCATTGATGTAGTCTGCATTCCTTGCGTGGAACATAGGGTATTCTAGGGCAGCTCGCTGCATCCTAGCTTTTTCATATGCAAGTTGAGGGAGACCAGTGAATCCAGTGCGGAGACGTTCTCCAATGATAGGACTACCACCTTTGGATTCATAGTCAACAGCTGCTTTATCAGCAATCTTTTGACCTTCCTTTAGTGTTGCCTCACCTTCCTCAAACTGATCAATCTCAGTCTTAAATGTCATGGGATCAGCCCACGCTTGCATCGTGGCTTTCTCCATCTCTCCTGTAATCCTTTCTTTCTCCTGATCTTTCAGGAAGTTAGATACAGTAGATGAGAACCCCTTTAGTGCTTTTAGTTTGTCTTCAACATCAGCAGTTACATCCCTGACATTTTGATCTGCATTAGCAATCATAGTCTGGTCATTTCTTTCCAGACTCTGCCAGTAGAGTTGATCACGCTGACGTTTCTTAGAGAACTCTCGTTCCATCGCAGACGCTTTGTCTGCTTCTCTTACGGGGTTAAAACCACCACCACCTCCATATCCTTGGTATGAGGCGTTTGATTCATAGATTTGCATTAGCCGATTTGAATACCGTATGCTCTAGCTTGTTGTCCTGTACCAAACAAACCACCCATCTGAGCAGCACCGAATAGTGCTTGACCACCCTGTACAATAGAACTAAAGGCAGAGGGAGCAGCAGGAGCAGCTAGCATAGTAGGTGCCATAGGTCTCATACCAGGTTGAGGAGCAACCGATACGGACTGCCATGCTTGGTTGTTAGCAGATTCAAGTTGTCTGCGATAGTTAAGGTCATCAAGTATTTTACCTTCACGAGCTCTGACCAGGTTACTGGTGCGTAGTGCTTGCTCCCTACCAAAGGCAGCGAGACTAGCAGTGTCAAATCGATCAGCAGTTACACCTGACTGACCTGTAGCAGCTGCAGCTCCCAAGGTTTGTTGTAGTTTAACAAGACTATCTTGTTGTTGGAAAGCAGCTTGTTCAAACGCTTCGTTTACTTTCCGCTGGGTACCCATGTAGGCACCACCCATACCATAAGCAGCTTCGTAGTTACGTTGAACCTGTTTGTGGTATTGGTCTATCCTTTGGTTCCAGACCTGAAGTGTTTGATTCCACTCCTGATTCTGTCGTTGAATTGAATAATGATATTGATTAAGAGCTGCTCTGTTCCTAGCTCTTGTTGCACCAACCTGAGCTTGGTACTGTGCTTGCTGACCTTGGTAGCCAGCGTAAGCTTGAGCAACTCCTAGTCCACCTGTGACGGCGGCTACGGGAGAACACATTTACAGAACTCGATAAAGGGTAATTGATTGGGACCAAATGGTACCTCTCGTATAAATTTAAAACCTAAGAACTTGAGGAGTTTAAGGTGAACAATGTTCCTCTTGTCTACTACATTGTAGAGGATCCTCTCAGGTCTAGAGTCGATGAACCTCTTAGCTTCACGAGCAAAGGTCACCGGATATTTATGGATAGCTGGAGTGCATAGCATCCAGATTTCTCCATCATTGATGCCACATATTCCGGCGGTCTCGCCGTTAGGCACCGTGAAATAAACGCAGAAGCCCTTCTGAGAGGCGATAGGGATGTCTATGGTAGGTTGTATACCATGACCTTCTACCGCCTCTTGTAGGTCCTCTGGGCGTAGGTTAGAGGCAACCTCATAAGCTGCCTCCAGTGTACAAGGGTGAATGTACTTAGAGTCTACGGACATAGTTTTCTGTTAGGTCACCTTCCCAGGTTGCTGAGTAAAGGACCGCAGGGGATGGATGTTCAGAGTGAATTACCATACGGAAACCAGTGTTCCGTTGATAGACAGGAGTAGTCTGCTCATAGTCAGGTAGGTAGCCAAGTTCATTAGCTTCATACTTGTCCATTGGTTTAGCTTCATACACCTGTGTGTAGTCAGGTCGTCCTAACCTCTTAAGTGTAGTCTCGTAGTATCCGATCCTACCAAGGTTTAGTTTGACCCGTTGGATGTTTAGGTTAGCAGTATCATAGGAGATTGTCTCACCCTGTCCTTCCTTAGCTACAAAGAAGTGTGGCATATCTACCACCATTTCATAGGTATAGCCAATGAATAGCCTAGGGTTAGTAACTGTAGTTCTGATACTAAGGGTTGTTCCATCTACCTTGACTGGTACGATGTAACCCTGTTCATCTACAGGATCCCATACAATACTCACTACCTTATCCTTCTTATCTTCAAAGACAGGGAAACCTATAGTGTCCGCATCTAGAATAATTTTTTTCCCAGAATTTTGGGTCTCTACTGATACAGCATAGTCTAGATAGGTACGATACTCTTCACCTGTATCATCTACAAGAACGATAGTGTTCTCTAATGCACGCAGATCACCACGTACAATGAACACCCTGTCATCCTTAGACAAGATAGCATAGTAGCTATCGTATATACAGTCATGAGCAAGGAGTTGTCCATCAAACTTCCACCTGAACCAAGCAGTCTGTGCTCTACGTTCTCCAGTGTTGAAGTACTTGAAACACCACACCTCATCAGAATATGATTTGCCAAATGAGACAAATCCATTCTCCTTAGACACAGCTAGGTACTTCAATGCACTAGGTACAAGTCTGTCTACCACCTTACTAGCTTCAACAACATCAGGTTCACCATCCCTAGCGATGTTAGCCATCTCAAAGAACCTAGTGTACCTACCAGCATCTCCTACAAAACCAACAGTGGTTCCAAGAGACACAGGGTTACTGTTCTTGTTGCAGTTATAGGAGCTGATGTAGTTGACCTTAGCAGTCTGAGGAGTCAGAGCATCGTTATCTGTAGTCAGTAGGAACTGAGCATTAGAACTGAACAGCACCAGACCATTGTTGATACCAATACCCTGATAGAGTACAGCGGGGTAGTTAGTACTGACTTGTAAGTCAATAGGATCTTTGGGTGAGATAGTAATAGCAGTCTCAGCAAAGAAGTTAAAGAAGTCACCAGCAGTGGAGAGGACAATGTTCTCATCAGACAGGAACCCTAACCGATTACGGAAGAACACCATACCATTGATAGGACGCCCAAAGTCTCCTCCTGATTTAGGAGCAAAGGAAGGACGAGGTACAGTGACATCATCTCCTGCTTCTCTAGAGGCATACTTGAATGATGCAACCAAGAAGGTTACAATGGTATCACCATCAGCATCTGTAACGGTCTCAGACAATCGTAGGATTGCATGAGGCATGGTAGAACCATTGAGGGTATGAGGGATGCAGGGTTTGCCAATCTCTTCCCATGTACCAGGACCATCGATGTTGTTGTCTCCCCTGAACTGAACAAAGTAGTTATCAGCATCAGAGTAACTATTGACAATCTCAATGACTAGGTTATGTTTTGTCTGTAGAGGTAGCTCAGCTACATCATTGACTTGAACAATGTAGTTGTAGGTTTTGACACCATTCTCATCTTCTTTGAACTCATCTTGCTCAGTAGAAGAGGATGCACGGAGTAAAATCTCTGTAGCAGAGGTTACACTAAAAGGTTCAGGTCTAGTAAAGTAAAGACTATTGCCAATCCTCTCTACTGTAAACCCTTCACCAAACCCTTCAACATCTGTTTTAAGATTATCAAGGATAGCATCTGCTTGTACATTAGTAGCAGGTGTGGTGTACTCTGCAGTTCCAATAAGACGACGAGTGTCTGCCTTACCGACTGACTCTACCTTAATGCTATACGTGATACCATTCAACAGTACTTCTACTACATCTCCAACCTTCCAGTCAGTACCACCATCGGTGAGGACTACCTTAGTGGTGTAGTTACACCGGTTCTCTTTTACTTGTACAGTTCCTATTGGTTGTTGTCCAGGGTACTCTGGTTCAAATACCAACGAATTAGGTATAAGAGGACTACCATCGTAATAAGGTTTCGATATTGTTGTAGGTGAGATGACAGAAGTAGTCTCAATCCTAAACCCTAACCCTGTACCTGTACCATTAGTCTGGTCTTCAAAGGATTGCTTTACATTAGCACTACAAGGAGCGAGACTGCTAAATCCTGTACCTGTAATACTCAGCTCTTTGACTGATGTCTCTGATGTATTGTTAGTAGGTTCAAAGAACTCCAGCTTATAGTTCTGACTACCAGCAAGGCTACGAATCTCTGCTACTGCTTGAGGAGGATCAAACTCTGTCTCGCTAGCATTCATAGAAGGGACTGCCTTCCTGTTAGTTACCAGAGTATAGTCATTGATAGTTAGAACCTGTAGATCATCTACACTAGGTGTGTTGAGAGTAAAGTAGTCTTCGCTAGGATCTTGTCCAGGCTCTCCTTCACAACTAAACTGTGCAGTGTACCCAGGAGGTATCTGAAACCCACCAGGAGTAGACCTAATATCTAACGGGTCAATGTTATCAGCATAACATACGTTCTGTGGCTTACCTGTGAACAGGTCCCACATCTTTACCTTACCAGTGTTAATATCAATCTGTCCTACATACCTTTCGTTCTTGGTAACAGGATTATTCTTGTTGATAAAGAACCACTTACCATCAGCAGTAGTATTAGCATCAGCAATCAGGTTCATACCTGGTCGTTTAGTCAGACCTTGTACCACATCAGGAACGCAGTTCAGAGCATCCCTAACCTGACCAGGAATCTTTTGTTCGTCAGGTTGGTCAGAGATACCACCCGAAAACCTACGGATCTTTTGTGTGATAGCAGTCATGGATACCTACGCAGGGCTTGATAAGGACGGTAAGAACGATAAGCAGTACCAGGTTGGAAGTCCATAAAGTTATGGTCACCCTGGTTACACTCATACTCAATACAAGATGCACGTGCTAAAGCAACACGTTCCTGTAGTGCTTGAGAGAGTTGTGGGTTGTCTACAAGTTGGACAGCAGCACGACTGCTAGCCATGTGAGTGACGAATCGTTGGAAGGTAGAAGGGAGATCAGTAAAGGGAAATAACCAGACAACATCAAAGTAGAACTTACCCTTGAACTTAAAGGTATGGCGGATCTTATCATAGAGCTTACCATCACGTTTGACAACATCAGTGCAACGATAGACATCGTTCTCACTAATGTCCATACGCAATATGTTAGCTGGGATAAGGATTTCACCATCAGCGTTAGGAGTAAAGGGGTAGTAATTTTCCCTATTGAAAACCCATCCTTCATCTTGTACGTCTCGGCTACATTCTTGTATCAGGTTGTAGACGAAAGATGTCTCCGGGTTCTCAAAGTCTAGGGTAGTAACAGGTGACTGACCGATAGCTCCAAGGACGGAGTTCACGGCGTTGAGTTCTGTCAGATTCTGTGTTGTATCAACAGCCATGTTTAATGATTTTCAATAGGAAGTTAAAAAAAAAGGAGACCCCGAAGGATCTCCCGTATAGATCAGGTGAACACGTAGGGTCCACGATCGATACCCGGTGCATCATCAGCATAAGCTTGACGCATACCAGGGGTCAGTGAATACACTGCAGAAGCAGGAGTATCCACGCAGTACCCACGACGGGTACGAGCTACGGAGAAACGCTTAGCATCATAGATGTCAGTCGTCTCACCAGTGACAGCATCGAAGTCGGCAGCGACGCCGTTACCAGGATGCTGTTGAAGAGTAGTATAGGACAACCACTCTTCATCGGTCGAGGCAGGTGCCTGGATCCAAGTTTCAGTTGCAACAGGAGTTGCCATAATTAGTTGTCTCCGATACGACCGTACTCCACATGAGGCATGGGAGCAGCGGTGATTGACGTAATTGTGTGAGGCGTAGCAGCGTCTGTGATGCTACGACTAGATACACGGGTGATAGTAATCTCTACATCACAACCAGGCGTCCAGTCCTGCGTACCACAAGTGAAAGGTTCAGCTTGGTACGATTCTTGGTACGCCGTGGCGGTTGTTTCTGCAGGGACACCACCAACACCATGATATTGATGAGGTTGTGCCATTTAGTTACCTCCTATCAGGCAGCGGCTTGCAGTTCGATAGCGGCGGCAGGGTTCAGAGTACCGGCACCCATAGCCAGACGACCCACGATCACATCACCCTGATACAGAGTGTGGACATCGGAGCCGGTGGTCTGGATAGAAGGACCGATAGCTTCCACGACAGCAGCAGCGTCGCGGTAGTAGATGAGACCACAGTGGTTCGAGAAGTCACCAGAGTAGTTGTTGTTCTCACCTTCCACCACTTGCACATCACCAGCCATGAAGGGCAGGTTGTTGGAGCGGCGGATGGAGATACCAGCAATCTCATAGAGACCTTCACCAGAGTTCATGTTACCCTGGGAGTTACCGTAGTCACGGTTGAGGATGTTGGTGTCGACCTGAGAGATCAGGGCGTAGTACTGACGAGGAGACAGCACAGCGGT